ATCATTTTAACTTTTTTACCACCAGCATAACCCATCTTAACTTTTTTGCCACCAACATAACCCATTTTAGATTTTTTCATTATTGCTCCTTTATAGATTGGTTAATAAATAAAATTCAATTGCTAATATACCCAATCCTAACATACTACCAATTGATACTATAAGTATTTTTTTTCTACGTTTTTGTGCAGCTATCTGTCTTTTTAATAAATCAGCTTGACGTTTACGTTCAGTTGCAATTTCTTTTTGTAGTCTTTCCCATTGACCAGGAGAACCATACAATGCAAACATCTCTCTCATTTCGTCTCTAATTCTTTTAGCTTCTTCTTTTCTAAAGTGTGCATCAATAGCATTTTGTTCAGCACCTGTAAGTTTACCAAACAATTTACCTAACCCTTTAGGTTTTTCACTTGACACAACTTGAAGACTTGCCTCTGCCTTTGCCCATCTTGATACTGAACTTGACATATTAATTAAGTCTTTACCTGTTTTAATACCCTGTGATATAGCTTCTGTAGCTCCCTTCAAAGCTGCAAAAGCTGTAAATGGGTCAATCATTTTTTATCCCCTTTTCTTTTTTACTTTTTGTTTTCGTCCACTTGCACTAATAGGGTACCTAATAGAAGTTGGTTTAGGTCCTACATTAGTCTTTGCCCTTTTTCTTTTTACTGCTGCAGCCTTTTGTCCTGCAGTCATTTTACTAGCAACTGCCTTTGGTCTACATACAGGATATTTTCTTTTTGATTTACTAGCTGATTTTCTTCCACATGGTTTACCTGTAGATATATCTACCCAGTCTTCTTTAAACCATTTTTTAAGTCCACCACCTTTTTTCTTTTTCATTCTTAACTCCTAGAATATTCAACACTTACATTCTTAATGTATATAATTTCAAAAGCAGCAGATACATCAAAACTTACACTAGCTGATGAAGATAATCCTCTTACCTCAATATCTGATTTTTCTGTAATAACTGTAGGAACTGAAAATGATTCTTCTATATGCATACCATTTGTAAGTGACTTAACATCCTTAGATTGAAAGACTTCTCCAAAAGGTCTTATACTTAAAATTAATTTACATACTGCTGGAGTATTTGTTGACGTTCCATTTGATGTATCATACTGCATTAAAAATCCTGTATATCCAGCAGGTATTGTCCATAAAGCCATTAAAGATTGATTAGAACCTTCAACACCATTTATCGTTGCATACTTATTAGCTGGAACTCCTGATGTAACTGTTCCTGTACCTGCATAAATAACTCCTGCATTCTGTCCACCAGTTCCTGCACTACGAACAATCATACGATTAATTCTTAAATATTCTTTTGTTGTATTAACAGCAGTTTGACCATTGAGTGTTACTGTTTCGTTTATTTCATTATAATCTGCATCTAAACCAAATAACTCTACTGTTCGTGCTCCAGTTCCTGCTGCTGCATCTGCTGTATTTGAACTTGAAACTTTTAAAACTGTAGCTGCAGATAAATAACTATATAAACCACCTTCTGACCATATTGTTTCAATAGAATTACCTACTGTAGGATTATTACCAAATTTAAATATATGTTTATGAAACTGGATTTGATTTCTTGCAAGTTGTAATTCAAAAGGTTCACTTGTTCCAAATCTAGTTACTGATGATGGTATTCCCATTTATACTCCTTCAGGTCTTTTACCTTTTTGTTTTTTATATTTATCACTAAGTAATTTTAGTTCGCTTTCGTCTATTTGCCATAACAGCACCACAACCTTTAGCAATTTTACCTTGTGGCTTACCCACTCTTTTACCTTTTGCCATGCTCTTTGCACTGCCCTTCCAATCTTTTCGCTTCTTACCACTAGGGTCTTTAATCTTTCCTGCACAGATTTTAGAAGCATACGCATTTGCATACGCACTAGGATAAACTTTAAATTTACGTTTCGCAGCATTTTTCCCCCTTGCACATAATTTAGTCATTATTAATCTTTCTATATCCCCAACGATTTTCAGAAGAATCCCAAACACCTTTCATAGCTTTTGGTATTCTAATTAAAAAGTTGGAAAACTTTACAATGTTTTTTGTAAGTTTCATATTACTCTCCTTCTTAGTTTGATAAGTTATAAGTCATATCTAAGTTAGTTGGTTCATCAACTTTCATCATTACTTGGTCATCAAATAATAATAATAGTCTTACACCTTTATAGTAAAGTTTTTGACCTGCATGTCTAGCATAACAAACATAGTCTCCAACATCACACCATTTTCCATTTGGAAATTTATCTTCATCTTTATAGGCTAAGTCTCCTACTGATAAAACTTTACCTACTGTAGTTAAATAAGCTACGTCATCTTTTACTGAATCAGGTAATAATAATCCACCTTTAGTTTTACTTTTTACCGAAACAGGGCGAACCAATATGTGATATCCAGGCAAGTTAGGTAAAACGTCTGGGTCAGGCTTTTCTTCATTCTCAATCCATTCATTATTATTTACTGCTCGTTCCATTTTAATTGTTCTCATCATCATCTCCATCAATCATATTTTTATAAACATTTTTAGTTATAGCTATAGCCATATTCAATCCAGTAATTGAACCTACCATTTGTTGATAACGAGAATAGTCCTCACAATTACCATCCCCTAATGATTTTTGAATTTGACTTATTTCCAGATTTAATTCCTTCTCAATCTCAGAAATAATTTTATGTATCATAGTTATTATTTAACTTTATAACTATCAGGTGGGTCTTGTCTTAGAATACCTTTTTTAGCACGAACTGAATATTCAGTGCTAGATATTTTAGACCAGTCACCATAACCTTGTCCTTGTTTAGGACCTTTAATCATTTCACTCATTAGTCTTCTCCTTTCATTTCTTCTTTAGCTAAGTCACCAAGAGTTTTAATTGCTTGTCCTGCAATTTTAGACTGACGATTCTTTTCACCTTCAGTTCTTTTAACTGCTATTTGAGCACCATCTTTTAAAGCTTTAATACCTTGGTCTTCTTCTTTAAGAGTTAGTTCTCTTTGTTTAACAGCTAAGTTTGCAGCTTCTTGTAGAGCCTCAAGACCAAGTTTCTCTGACTCAATCTCTAATCTCTTTTTCTCAAGCTCAACCATTTGTTGCTCAGGTGTTTGCGTTGTACCCATTGCTTGGTTGGCTTGTGAAATCTGTTGTGCAGCTTGAGCCTGAACTTGTTGTAATGTTGCAGGGTCAGTAGCTACTCCTGATACCATTCCATTAATTTGTTCTTGGTATCTCATAATCATATGTTCTTTTATATTTGCTTCAAGCACTGGTTGTACTTTTTGCATAATTGGACTACCACCATTCATTGGGTCAGTTAAATAAGCAGACTTAACTGTTACATGAGCCATATGGTCTTGTCCAGGGAATGCAGCTATTGGCATACCTTTTACTGCTGCCTGTATATCTGATACAGGGTCAAGTGCTTGTGGCTGTACTTGTGGTGGAAGTATAGCTTCCAAGTTAGGCATATTTGCAGCTTGTAATATTGTTCTATGCAATGCCTGTATATTATAAGTTCCTGGTGGTGCTTGACTGGCTAACTGAAGAGCCAACTGTGAAAGCATTAATCTATGAGCACTTGAAGGTATGTTAGGGTCACTTACAGGAATGACATCTATCTTACCATCAAAGTCCATTTTAAATATGGTTGGACTTGCACCAGGAACCTCGTAAGGATATGAGTCAGGTAAAGACTCAAAGTTTATTCTTGCTAATATTTTAAATTCTTCTTTTTGAGAATAATGTAATCGTTTATGTATTGCACTAAAAAATTTACTTGAAGCTTCTAACAATGCCATAGTTGTACCAACTGGACCATAGTTAGTTGAATCATTAATTACTTGTTCTGTACTGTCAGCAAACTTCTGTCCTGCACCTGCAACAAAACCTAACATCTGATATAAAGTATTAGAAGGTTCTTTATAAGGTAGAGGTACAATTGCTCTTGCTAAATCTACACCTGTAGCTTCTACATCTCTAAACTCACCAGGAGATAGAGGCTCATTATCACCTACAACTTTAACTCCTTTAGCTTTAAAACCTGCAGGTAATGTTGCAAACTGACCAGAGTCAACTAAGTTTCTCATAGCTGCAGTTGCAGTCATTGTAAGATTACCTAAGAAATGTATTAGACCTAAACCATAGAAACCAAAACCTGGAACAAACTTATAATGTGTAAAGAACATTTTCTTTTGTTTAGTTGGGTCATCTTCATTATAGTTTCTTCTAATAGATAAAACTTTTCTTGAACTTTCTTCAACTGTTACAATATAAGGTAAACCAATACCACTGTCATCTAAATCTAAATAACAATGTTGTTCTAATAAAACGTACTGAGGGTCAGAGTCAGCAGGTATAGATGTACCCATAATCTCGTCAACTTTCATTGACATTGACGTTTGTTCAATTGGTTGTGCTTCAGGTAATTCAATATCTTCATAAACACCTGCAGCAATTTCTTTTGCTAAGTCATTTGGATTACGTAATATAACATGTGTATATCTATCTGCCTTCATTAAATCTGAAGCATGATAAGATACATAGAACTGGTCAATAGGAACAAACTCTGAACATGGTCTGTCTAATGATGCATCATAATAAATTTTTTTAAATGCTGAACCAATAATTGGTAGATGAAACAACATTCTTTCAAACTCATGAAAGTATTCAGGCATCATATCAGTTAACTGATAATTCATAAACTGTTTTACACGAGATGCTTGTTGTTGTTTTTCTACAGTCTCAGTTCCAATTATCTGAGCCATTACTGGTCCACCTGCAGGAAATAATTCCTGAGATGCTTTAGATTGAAACTTCACTGCTGACTCTATTAAGAGTGGATGAACTGCAGTACATGCACCTTCAAATGGTTCTGAAGTTTCTTTTAATTTTAGTCCTAGTAAATCAAAACCTCTTTGGAAAGTTTCTTCCCATTCTTGTCTTGATTCTTTATCTGATTCGTATTTATCATAAACATCTGCACCAATCTCTTGTAGTCTTTCTTCATCAAGAGTTGGAACTAAATTATCATAGTGTCCTCCTGGCATACCTTCTTCAGGCATAATAGCAGGATTACCCATTAGGTCAACTACTGCTGAACCATCTTCCATCATAGCTACACTTTCATCAGGAAGAATTTCTTGAGTTTCTATTTCTTCTACTTCATTTTCTTCAGTAGGTA